CTCCGCAAGCAGTTGTTTGGACGTATGCACGAATGTCCTACGATTAAGCAGCACGTTCTTCGTGCGGTTGGTAGGGGCATCTATGACCCAGAAATTTTGACTCTTTATTCTGATGAAGAGTTTGAGAAACTAGAATCATTCATCGATCATAGTCGTGACTATCTTTTCACTTATGCTGGTTTGCGCCAGGTCGTTGATAAGTATTTGGTACAGGACCGTAGTACTGGCGAACTCTATGAGACGCCACAGTTTATGTACATTTTGATTGCGGCAACTATTTTCTCCAAGTATCCAAAAGAGACACGTTTAGATTACGTCAGGAAATACTACGATGCAATCTCAAAGCACAAAATCAACATCCCAACACCAATCATGGCGGGAGTGCGAACGCCACTTCGACAATATGCTAGTTGTGTCCTTGTTGATGTTGATGACACCCTCGATAGTATCTTTACTAGCGATATGGCTATTGGCAGATATGTTGCTCAAAGGGCGGGAATCGGTATCAACGCAGGTAGAATCCGTGGCATCAACAGTAAAATCAGAGGCGGAGAAGTTCAGCACACAGGTGTTATCCCTTTCCTCAAAAAGTTTGAGGCAACTGTCCGATGCTGCACTCAAAATGGCATCAGAGGTGGAAGCGCAACTGTCCACTTCCCCATCTGGCACCAAGAAATAGAGGATATCCTAGTATTAAAAAATAACAAAGGAACCGAAGATAACCGTGTTCGTAAGTTAGACTATTCTATCCAAATCTCTAAACTCTTCTATGAACGCTTCATCCGCAACGAAGAGATTTCTCTCTTCTCTCCCCACTCCGTTCCTGGTTTGTATGATGCTTTTGGTACTGATGGATTTGACGAGTTATATGTTCGTTATGAACGAGATCAGTCTATTCCAAGAAAAACTATCGGTGCTCAAGAACTCTTTTTGGACCTCCTGAAAGAAAGAGCAGAAACTGGTCGTCTGTACATTATGAACATCGACCACTGCAACTCTCACTCATCCTTTATGGATAAAGTTGAGATGAGTAATTTATGTCAAGAGATCACCCTGCCTACTAAACCACTTCAACATATTGATGATACTGATGGTGAAATTGCTCTCTGCATTCTTAGTGCTATTAATGTTGGAAAAATTAGGGATCTTGAAGATCTTCAAGTTCTTTGCGATCTTGCTGTTAGGAGTCTTGATGAACTCATTGATTTTCAAGGATATCCCGTCAGAGCAGCAGAAATCGCCACCAAAGCACGTCGCTCACTTGGCATCGGGTATATTGGTTTAGCACACTATCTTGCCAAGCACGGGGAGCATTATGATGATTCTGGTTCTTGGAAATTAGTTCATGATCTAACTGAGGCATTCCAGTATTATTTGATTCAGGCAACTGTCAATCTTGCCAAAGAAAAGGGTGCATGTGAATATTCACACAGAACCAAATATGGGAACGGAATTCTTCCAATCGATACATACAAAAAGGACGTTGATGAAATCGTCCCCAATGAGTTAAAATATGATTGGGATAGCCTTAGGGAACAAGTTAAGCAGTATGGAGTTAGGAACTCAACACTGTCCGCACAGATGCCTTCGGAGAGCAGTTCCGTTGTGTCAAACGCAACCAATGGAATCGAACCTCCTCGTGGATACTTGTCCGTTAAGAAATCGAAGAAGGGTCCACTTAAGCAAATTGTTCCACAGTATCAAACACTTAAAAACAATTATACGCTTCTTTGGGATATGCCTAGCAATCGTGGCTACATCAATATTGTTGCTGTTATGCAAAAATTCTTCGATCAAGCGATTAGTGGAAACTGGTCCTACAACCCGCAGAATTATCCAGATAATGAAGTCCCGACTTCTGTGATGGCACAAGACCTTTTGACTACATATAAGTACGGATGGAAAACATCCTACTATCAAAATACTTATGATCATAAGACTGATGAGGTTGAAGAAACCAAACAGTCTCTTGATGATTTAATTTCTCAACTAGAACAAGCGGAGGAGGAAGATTGTGAGTCTTGTAAGATTTAAAACAGGTTTGGAGGATAAACAAGTGGTCGAAGCAATGACCGTTTTCAACCCTCAAGAAGTAGATACCAAAAAGCAACCTATGTTTTTTGGGCAACCACTAGGAATACAAAGATATGATTCTTACAAATATCCAATCTTCGATAAATTAACAACTCAACAACTAGGATACTTTTGGAGACCAGAAGAGGTCTCTCTTCAAAAAGATAGAGGAGATTATCAATCTCTTCGTCCAGAACAAAAACACATTTTTACTAGCAACTTGAAGTATCAGGTTATGCTGGACTCTGTTCAGGGTAGGGGTCCTGGTATGGCATTTGCACCATACTGCTCTCTTCCTGAACTCGAGGCGTGTATGAAGGTCTGGGAATTTATGGAGATGATCCACTCTCGTTCTTATACCTATATCATTAAAAACGTTTACTCAGACCCTTCTGAAGTTTTTGATACGATTCTCAAAGAAGATCGTATCATGGAACGTGCTATCAGTGTAACTGAGGCATATAATGACTTTATTAACAGTGCTCAACATTATGGATCAACCAATGATTGGCTTCATGCGTTAGAACAAGTTCCAACAGCACTCGAAGGAAGATATGAACTTAAAAGAAAACTATTCAGAGCAGTTGCAAACGTTAATATTCTTGAAGGTATTCGCTTTTACGTCAGTTTCGCTTGCAGTTTTGCATTTGGCGAGCTCAAACTTATGGAAGGAAGTGCAAAAATCATCTCATTGATTGCTCGTGATGAGAACCAGCACTTAGTCATCACTCAGAATATCATGAACAAGTGGAAAGAAGGTGATGATCCAGAGATGGCACGTATTGCTAAAGAAGAAGAGCAGTGGGTCTACAAGACCTTTGAGAATGCAGTGAATCAAGAAAAACTTTGGGCAGAGTATTTGTTTAAGGATGGTTCGATGATCGGTCTTAATGATAAACTGTTACAGCAGTATGTTGAATGGATTGCGAACCGTAGAATGAAAGCAATTGGACTTAAACCGCTTTATGACATTCCAGCAAAAAATAATCCACTTCCTTGGACTGAGCATTGGATTTCTTCAAAGGGTCTTCAAGTGGCACCGCAAGAAACCGAAGTCGAATCCTACATCGTCGGTGGAATTAAGCAAGACGTTACCAAAGACTCCTTTGCAGGATTCCAACTTTGAGTGGGATCAACAAGCATTAATGGATGCTTATAAAGAAGCAGCTGCTGCTGACGACTTTATGTTTGGTGATTGTGATTATTCTTATATCTGGATGGATGGTAAATCTAATGATATTTACTGAGGGTCTAGACCCTCTTTTTTTATAAATACCCATAGGAATTCCCATTAAGTATAAAAAATGTTACCATCTGACGTTAGAGGTTTATACGCAGCATATAATAAAGTTTATGCACCAAAATTTGAAACAATTCTTGATGAATTATCCGATGAGCATGTAGAAGAACTCACAGATGATTTAATTGAAGAAATTGTTCAAGAAGTTTTTTATGAGTGTTTAGAAGAAGGATATGATATTGATGAAGTAGAAAATGTATTAGTTGAATCATTACAAACTTCTTTAAGTTTATTAAATGAAGTTTCTGATAGTTACTATGATGATGCCGTTAAGACTGGAAAAGCAAAAGCGGCAAAGGCAAAAAGAGCAGAGACTATTGAAAAAGTAAAAGGTGCAGTTAAAAAAGTAGGAGATACTATTAAGCAAAAAGCAGCTGGTGCTGCTGTAAGTGCCTATGCTGCTGGTAAAATGGCAAAAGATGCTGCTAAACCAGCCGTAAAGGCGGCAGGTAAAGCAGTATTGAAAGGTGCTGGAAAAGTTGCCGGAAAAGCGACTAAGTATGCTAAAAAGGCAGGAGAGGCAGTTTCTGCTGGATATAAGGAAGGTTCTGATGATAATGAGTCTGAAACTAAATCAAGTTCAAAAGCATTTCCGACAAAAGAAAAACCAGCATCTGGTGAGTCTGGGGAAAAAGAATCAGGAGGGTCTTCTGAGAAATCTGGATCTATTAGAAAAGCAGCAGGATCTCTTCTTAAAAAAGCTGTTAAAAAGGTAGTTGGAAAGGCAGCAAGAGCAGTTGCTGGAACTGCAAGAGGTGTTCATGGTCTTGCTGATAAAGCAGCAAAGAGACTTGGTGAGGAGACAACAAAACAAATTGATGAACAGGGTGGTCCAGCCCTTCCAGGAGAGCCAGGTCGGCCAGGAACACCAAAGGCACCAGGTGGCAGACCACATTTACCTGGTGAGAAGCAAACTCCAACTCCTAAGAAGTCTGGCACAACTCTTCAATTGGCACATTATGAATATGATGAAAATGAAATTTATGATGTTGTAATGGAATATCTTCTATCAACTGGTCATGCAGACACTATTTTAGAAGCAAATTATATTATGACTGAAATGGATGTAGATATGATTGTAGATATTGTTGAAGACAGTGCTAAACTTGCTGCTTCTGCTAGAAGAAGAGCAGAAGAAATGGGTAGAAAAAGAAGATCTACCAAAGAATATAAGCAAGGTGGAAATCGTGGAACAGGAAGAAATGAGAGAGCAGCATACAATTTAAGCAACGCTCAAAGAAGTGCCGCTGCTAATCCAGAACTTCAAACAACTCGTTCAAGAAAACCTGCACACTATGATAGTGGAATGCATCAAGGTGATTATGATAGATACAATAGAAAAGATCCAAAGAAAAATCCAAAACACGATGCAAATAGATGATTTGAGGGGGGGTTAACCCCCCTTTTTTATTATCTTGTTATTGCCGTTTTTATAAAAACTTCACCTTCAACGACTTTTGTTTTTGTTCCGGCACTATTTGTTAGAACTAAATCGTAATAATATCTACCCGATTTAAGTTGAGATGTTTGAGTTGATCCTAAGGAAACTCTTACCTTCCCATTTTCTCTATCGGGAAAAGATGTAGTAAATATTGTTAATGGGCTGGATGCTCCATGCCTTTTAATTGTAGATGCTGCATTATACCCATTGAGATTTAATGGTAAATTATTATCCTCGGACAATATAAAAGTTTGTTCAAAATCTACATGAGTGTATATAATTAAATTTGAAATATATATTGCCATTGTTTTACCTATATTGAATATTTATTTTTATACAGTTATTCCAGATCTTACTAATACCATTCCTTCTGCTACTACAGTTTTTAATCCTGCTGTGTTTGATAATATAAGATCATAAACATATCTACCTTCTTTTAATTGAGATGTAATACTTGATCCCAGTGAAAGAACGACCCTACCTTTTGCTCTATTTGCAAAACTGATGCCAAATCCAGCTACTACATTTTTAGATTCTGCGTGTTTTCTAATATAAGATGAACCAGCATATCCTGTCAAGTTAAGTATTTGACCAGTCGAAGCCTCAACTGTTAAAGATTGTGAAAAATCAACTCCTTGATCAATAACAATATTGTTGACATATACTGCCATTATTAATTCCGTTTTTAGATATTTAGGAATACACTTGACAAGTATGAATAATGTGAGTAGAATCGCTTTGCTAGGGTTGAAGATAAATAATAGCTCATAAGATTACTTAATATGAGTTATGAAAATCCATGGAGATTCAATGGAGAAATTTTTGAGTCTTCTGATATTCAAGATAATTTTGGTTTTGTATACCTTATATCTTGTAGTAAGAATAATCGTAAATATTGGGGTAGAAAATATTTCTGGTCTTACCGTACACCAAAAGGAAAATCTAGAAGAGTTAAACAAGAATCTGATTGGAAGAAATATTATGGATCTTGCCCAGAACTCAAAGAAGATGTAAAAAAGTATGGTAAAGAGTTTTTCAATAGAGAAATTATAAGTCTTCACAAGACAAAGGGTGATTGTAATTATGAGGAAACTAAGCAGCTTTTCCTAAATAATGTGTTGAAAGAGTCTCTTGACGACGGAACGCCGACGTACTACAATAGTAATATTCTAGGACGCTACATGCGAAAAGATTATGGTAACTTTGGAGCAGACTCTTCGACAAACTCATGATTGGGCAGTTGATAGAATTCATACTATATGTGATGAAAACATCGATGATGCCCATGCGATTCAATCTGAATTCAGTGAATGGTTGAATCCGAATATTTCAGATCATGATATTTTTTCGCTAGAATACATAGGAGACTAAAATGCAGATCGATCTCCATAATTTCTTTAAGTTTTTTGATGAAAAAAATCCAAAACATGTTGCAGCAGTAGAACAACTTGAAAATACTCTTCTTAAAAAAGCACCAGAAGAAATGCAAGACTCTTCTGGATGGGTTATAACTTATAGAAGCAAATCGGAATCAGCAGTTCCAGGAGTTCTTAAAGTTCCATTTTTCCCACAGACAGATAATTACAGGGATGCTGATAGGACTTGTAATTCTTCTGCTTGTGCCATGTGTTTAG